AATAGGTCACTATCAAATTGATGACAGAAAACAATGTCCATCATTTGATGTACCAAAATGGTTGGAGAAGAATGATGTGGTTTAGTGCACTTAAATTAGGTTTAAATGCGGCAACGCATATATATAAAAAGAAACAAGAAACTAAAATGGCTATGGCAGATGCACAACATATGCATGCTGCTAAGATGGCTCGTGGGGAAAGCGAGTACCAGGGCAAATTGCTAGAAGCTAGGCAATCGGACTGGAAAGACGAATTTGTCTTGATCGTATTAACGCTGCCAATTTTAGTGATTGCCTATGGGGTCTTTAGCGAGGATCCTGCTGCTTCTGAAAAGATAAAAGAGTTTTTTGTTCAGTTCCAGCAGCTGCCGACCTGGTTCACAAATTTGTGGATCCTTGTAGTAGCGAGCATATATGGTATAAAAGGTACACAGATTTTTCGTAACGGAAAAAAGTAAATGTCAGAAAACAGTCTCGAACTGATAAACGAATATAAGGATCAGATTCGTATACTTCGTCAAGAAGTAGCCGAGTTACAGGATGCTGGCAAAAGCAAAGACTCAGCGAATAAAAGGTGTTTGCAAAAGCTAGAACGTACTAACCAAGATTTAGAAGAAGCTCTAAATAAAATAAAAAAACTGGAGGAAGACCATGATCAAAAAAGTAAAACAGATGATTAAAAAAGTCTGGAATAAATATATTGAATGGCTTTTTAAAGACACAAATAAATAATGAAAAAAGTTTGTAACAAATGCCATCACCCATGCCACTGTGGAGAAGATAATGATCTTCATGCAGATGAGTATGGCATATGTACTTGTGAAGGTTGTGAGTGTTTATCAAATAATGATTTAGACGAAGAATCCTTTAATGGATCTTAATGAAATTAGCTTTAGTATTAGTCATGTGTTCTAATCTACATTCTGTATGCCTACCTCCTGTAGAAACTGGACTTACATTTAGTACTTGGCAAGAATGTTCTATAAAAGGATATGAAGAGTCTTTAGATTTAATGAAAAACTCTGATCCTAAAAATGTTAATGAAGCAGAACTATTTGTTAAATTTTATTGTTATGATAAATTAATAGAAGAAGATACTTAACCCCTATGAAAACCCCTCTACTCACATTGCTGTTTACTTTATATAGTATATTTGCTTTTGCAAATACTACTCAAACTAATACGTCAGGATCTAACACAAGTATATCTGGCGGATATACAAGTTCAGCATCCAATACTTACCAAAGTGGTAGTTCAAATAATACAACAACCACAAATAATTCTACATCAAATATAAGATCTGCACCACCAACAGCGGCAGCACCTAATGTAACTAACTCTGGATCAGATGTTTGTTTATCAGGGGCATCTGCAGGTATACAAACTTTTGGTGTGGGTGTATCTGGTGGTAAATCTTTTAGAGATAAAAATTGTGAAAGAATTAAATTATCTAGAGAACTAAATACTCTAGGTATGAAAGTAGCAGCTGTGGCTATATTATGCCAAGATAAAAGAGTATTCTTTGCTATGGAGCAAGCAGGTACTCCTTGTCCTTTTGAAGGTAAGATTGGAAAAGAAGCAAAAGCTGCATGGGAAAAGTATGATAAACTTAGACCAGACTATAATCAATATGTAAAAAATTTAAAGATTATAGAAAAGAAAGATAAAGAAGAGCAAAAACAAATTACAAAAGAAATGACAGCTATGGATATCCATACAGAAACAGAAACTAAAAAAACTAAACAAAACATAGATTGGCAAAATCCTAAATGATAGATAAATTTATATATAATTTTTGTGGTAAACTAGATAGTATGACTTCTTGGATCGACAATTTATTTAAAGATAAAAAGAAAAATAAAAAATGAATAGAAAAACTAATACCGCTATGATTGCGTTGTTAGGAACAATACTTATGGGCATATCTACATGGGCATTAGTAACAATAATAGAGTTACAAACTATGGTTGCAATGATGCAACAAGAATTACTATCACTAGATAAAGTTATAGGACGTATTTATGCACACATGGATAGATTAACTAGTAAATGATTTGGTTAATAATAATGATTATAGGAGTTAGCTATGCGATTTATCGTATTAATAAATTTGCTGATGATGTTAATCCCTACAACTGGTTTAACAGAGACAGCGACAACAGGTAATTTATTACCTAACGCAGGTACAGGCCCAACTAATGCCCAGCATTCTAATAGTACAATAGATGGTATTAGTAGTTCAGAAGGCTTTACTCTTGACAATATTACTGACTTTTCAAATTCTTTTAACGAATTAGAAGCTAATGGTACAGGGACAGTTTCTGCATCTGGAACATTATTAAATATATCTGCTGGAGATCATACTACTACAGAAAATAGTTTAGATGGTGGTGTTACACTTACATCAAAAACAGAAGTACAAAACTGTGAGTGGATTGGATCAAGTCATCAGTGCGGTCAAGCAACTGATGGGCAAGATAGTTATTCTACAACAGTTACAATATTAGATGAAAATGATCAAGAACTTGCAACTGTTACACAAAATAGAAATACAGACTCAGGTTATAATAATAACACTTATACATACACAGATACAGTTACACATACAGGTGAAGGCTCAAGAAAATGGGAATGGGAATGGACTGGTATAGATGGTAATAGTCCTAACAGCACTAACCCTTTAGGGCCAAACTTACTTGGTGCAGAACTAAAAGCCACATTGCTAGATATATTTTATTCACCAATACCGCCTGCAATTAAAGAAGAGATAGGAGATGTCTTTGAAGAAATAGAACAAATTGTAGAAGAGTTTTTATTTGAAGAAAAAATACAGGTGAAAGAAGAAATTTCTATGGAAGAACCTGTAATGATAATGATGGAAATAAAAGAAGAAGAAAAATTTGAAGAGGCTCCTATATTTGAAGAAATGGTTGTAATGGAAGAAGAGCCTAAAGAAGAAGAAGAACCTGCTATGGAAATGATGACGCAGCTATTTACTGAGGAAACAGAGGAAAAGGAAGAGCTTGACAATTCTACTGAAGAGGGTATAATAGAAATAGTAGAGGAAGAATCTAAGGAAGAAAAAGAAAATGAACAACCAGAAGAACTTACAGAAGAAGAATCCAATAGCGAAACTACTGAGACTGCCAATGCTTCGGAAAAGAGTAATACTAAGCAAAAAGCTGTACAATCGAAAGAAACTAAACAAGTTAGCCATACAGACATCTTAAATAAAATTGATGAAAAGATAAAAGATGTAGGTAAGAATCTAGAATTAAAAAATCTTATAACCCTAAAAGCTATGTCCAATAACGATATTATATTAGATACCTATAATGTACCTTTTTATAAACCAAAAGATATTTACCTAGATCAGGTAAGTATTGCAGATAATAGAGATATATATTCTAATATAAATTTAAATGGGTATGTAGCTAATGACCCTATAGCTACTAAGGTAAATAAAATAAATGAATTACAAAATGAAAGACGGCAATTGTTAATACAATTAGAGGTACTTAAAAATGAACTTTAAATTTGATTTATTAAAAGTAATAAAACATAGAAAATACAAAGATTCAGCACTGGCACAACTAAGGCAAAGAAGTAAAACTTCTATAGCCAGACCAAAGGCAACAAAAAATATAACTTCAAAAGATCCAAGAATGCAGGGGATATAATATGGATAAAATAAAAAATCAATTAGCAGGTGTAGCAGCTTTATTAGGTGTCATTGCCGCAATAGGTGGTGGCTTTGTAAAATATGGTGAAATAACAACTAAACTAGATGCATTAGAAAATGCAGGTGGTACAGATTGGTCTGCACAGATAGCTGTATTAGAAGAAAAAGTTACTGCTTTAGAAAACAAAGACCTATCGCATAGTCATGAAGTAGGTGAGCATACTCATGATACTGAACATGGCCATACTAAAATATTAGTAAACGAAAAAACAATTCAAGTATTACAAAATCAAATAGAAGAATTAAAAATTAAATCTTCTAACCCACTAGCAAACTAGTGTATCTTAATGCTAACATACCTATCATAGAGTGCTATGTTAGAGGTAATTATTTAAGAGATCAAAAAGATTCCTTTGATAAATACTTTGGGTGTGCTATATTTGGTTTTAGTTCTATACCAAATCAAGTACCATTATTTCATTTTATGATGGAAGATGGTGGGCTATGGTGGAGAGCACCTATATCTGCTTTTTGTAAAGAACCAGGTGTAAAAGAATTACCACTTAATGAATTAGTTATGTGGGATAGTTTTAGTTACAATGTAAGTGTGACTACATTTTATGAAATAGCAGGTAATAAAATGCAATATATATCTAGACGTAAAGTAAAACGTATAGGTACATATTTATTTACTATAGATTGGGGGCCAGGAGATTTTAACGAATTAGATTTTGGATATTCACAACATCCCGACCAACATAAATGTGGCCATGTATTAGAATTAGATGATGGTAATTATGCAATACAACCTAATAATAGGCTAAGAGTATTTGATGCATCCACAGGTACTGATCCAAATGAAAAACCACTTATCAATAGATTAGTTAATAACAGAAGATGGACAGTTGAGACTAGTTCTAAATGGATAACTGATGAACACGAAGAAGGTAGCTACGATTATCATTTTAAGGAGTTAAAAGATGAGCAATAAAAGCACAGTAAATAAAGCAGGTAACTATACTAAACCTGGATTAAGAAAAACTATATTTAATAGAATAAAAAACCAAGCATCACATGGCACAGGTGCAGGCAAATGGAGTGCTAGAAAAGCACAGGCATTGGCTAAGGCATATAAAAAAGCAGGTGGTGGGTATAAATCTTAATGGCAGATCCTAAAGTAGGTACAGGTAAAAAACCAAAAGGTTCTGATCGTAGATTATATACTGATGAGAATCCAAAAGATACAGTAAGAATTAAGTTTGCAACACCAGCTGACGCAAGAGCAACAGTCAGTAAAGTAAAAAATATAAATAAACCTTATGCTCGTAAGATACAGATATTAACTGTAGGAGAACAAAGAGCTAAAGTTATGGGTAAAACACAAGTAGCATCCATATTTAAAAAAGGTAAAGAAGCTATAAGAAAAGGGAGAAAAGTATAATGGCTAAACTAAAAGGTAATCAGCATAAAATAGACTTTAACAAAAATAAAAAGCTAGACAAACAGGACTTTAAAATATTAGCAAAAATAAAAAAGAGAAATAAAAATGGCGTTAACAAAAAGTCAAAGATCACTTAAGGCTTGGGGCAAACAGAAATGGAGAACCAAGTCTGGTAAAAAATCATCTGTAACAGGTGAAAGATACTTACCAGAGAAAGCAATAAAAGCATTATCTTCTTCTGAATATGCAGCTACAACTGCTGCAAAGAAAGCAGGTAAAGCTAAAGGTAAACAGTTTGTTAAACAACCTAAGAATATTGCAAAGAAAGTAAAACAATATAGGAGTTTTGCATAATGGCAGGAGCAGCTAAAACAAAAGCATGGACTAGAAAAGAAGGACAGAACCCTAAGGGTGGCCTTAATCAAAAAGGTCGTGATTCTTATAACCGTGAGACTGGTGGTAATTTAAAAGCACCAAGTAAAAAGGTAGGCAACAAAAGGCGTGCCTCATTCTGTGCTCGTATGAAAGGCATGAAGAAGAAACTTACTTCTAAGAAAACTGCTAATGATCCTAACTCTAGAATCAATAAAGCATTGAGAGCCTGGAATTGTTAAATGGCACCACCACTACTTGCAGTTCCTATAATTACAGCAGTAGGTAGATTCGCTGCACCATACTTATCTAAAGAGTTAGGTAAGTTAGGTATAAATAAATTTGTTTCAACTTATGGTAAAGATGCCTTTACTAGTTTAAATGAAACATTAGCTGCTGATACACCTATGGTTAAGGCAGATAATGTGCCAATGGTTAATGAAGATAATATACCAATGGTAAATCCTAGTTTCAAAGCACCTGGTGTTATTGCACCTGATGCTGAAGAAATGGAAAGAGAAGCAGAAAAGATTAGAGAGATGGCTAAACCTATAGGTTTCCCTGCAGACCCACCTATAAAACCTGATATAAAAACAGGCGAAACCACACCGCCTAAAATAAATACAGTAGAGGAATTTCCTGCAGAGGATAAGCCATTACCTAAAACTCCAGGATTTGCTGAAGGTGATAAGATAGACATACCTATTATTACTTATTACAATAAAGATGATGAGTTAATTAAAGAAGGTTTAAAAACTTATGAAGAAGTATATTCTGAGGATGATTTTAAAACAGCTAACAAAAATTTTCCTGAATTAAGTATAGAAAATAATAAAAAAATTGTAGATGCAGATAAGCATTTCGGTGCTCGTGCTTTAGATAAAGATTTTGATACAACAAGATTAATATACTTAACTCCAAAACAATACTTAAATTTAAGTAATGATTTTGATGAAAACAGTAATTGGTCAAAAGCTAGAATAGATTATTTAACTGAAAAACTTAAACAGGGAAAAGAAATGGGAGAAATACCAGCTCTTTTTGTTGGTAAAGAAGATAATAATTACATAGTTAGAGGGCACGAAGGTAGGCATAGAGCATCAGCTTTTTTAAATGCAGGTTATGATAAAATACCAGTGAGAATTCAAGGAATATCTAGAGAAAAAGAAAGTGATATTGAAAATAAATTATATACTGCTACACCCAACAGTAATGTGGGTAAACAACTTTACTCTAAAGAATTTGCAAATTTTATTCCAGAAAAAATAATTAGTGAAAGAATAAGGGAAGATAGAAGTTTATCAGGAGAAGTTGACTTTTCTGTTGAACTAAAACCAACTGATTTCTATGACGTAGTAACAAAAGAAAAACTATTTAAAGCTGATGATGTAAATACACAGACAGAAGAAATACAAAAAGAATTTGATAAAGAGCAAAGCAATATAGGTAATCAAACTAAAAAATTACTTAAGAAATAAAAAAGGGGAGCCATAAAGACTCCCCCACAGCAAGGCAACACGACTAATTAGGAACCTAAGTTATCTTGGGTTCCTTTTTTTTTGGGCCTTACGATAAAGTGACGGATCACCCCATCGCTTAGTCCAAAACCAGTTACTTAATTTACTAGCATAACCTTCTAACTTATCCATGATACAGTTATGCCAGAAGTAATATCTAAATTTTTTGTATAATCTGTTTAACATCTTCTTGTAATTTTTTACAGACAGAGTTTGCATGATTAATTATTGATGCACAAAGACTTGCATGAAATGGATGAGTCTTTAACGCTTCTCTAATCTTAGTAACAGGCTTACCACCATAGTCTATGACTACCATATTGTTTTTATTTAAACCAATCTTAAGTTCAAACAGTATTCCTGTGTGTTTTAATATCTCATCTTCTTTCTTTTCTGTCATTGCTTTCTCCTTGTTTCACAAACTCTGCACTAATTCTAGGATCCAAAGGACTTAGTGAAGATAGTTTGTTCATGATATTAACTACTTCTCCATATGGTCTAGTCATTAAGTATCTCATAATATCCATTAATTGATCAGATGTTATAAGATATGTTTTCCCATTAACTTCTTGTTGTTTTTTTTCTTTACTCATTGTTCCCCTCTTATTTATCAGTAAAATATTTATTGAGGGTTTGTATATTTTCTTCTGCTGAAGATATTTTATTTACCAGTTTATCCAACTCATCAATGAACTGTGGATGCTCACCAATACCAACAGCTGAATTAAGATAAACAAGTGCACTAGCATACGCATCTGCTATTTGTGCTTCGTATTTTTTTCTTAACGCATCTAACATCAGTAACTTTGTATCCATTAGTATCCTCTGTATTCATAATAAGTTTTTTCTATATATTCTTCATCTAGTAAATAAGGATTACTACCATTTTTAAAATCATGTAGTTCTCTTAATTCATTAATAGTTTGAGATAGTGTTTTATTTCTTTGTAAACATCCACAAACTAAATCTACTACTTCTATAAACGCTTGTTTAACTTGTCCCATTACTGACCTCCTTTATTAGTCTAGTTAAATACCAGTGTGCCTTTTGTAAATCTTCTAGAGGTTCACCTTTAAACTTGTATCTAGAAACATACTTTAAGATATTACCTTTTAGGTATCCATGAAACTCATCATTAGTCATGCAATCTGTAATAACATCTATAGTTTCTTTTCTACCATGTAGATAGTGTGCAGGTGCATTAACATTGTCATATCTAATTTCATTTTCATATGACATATCATGACCATGATCTATCCTCTTATCATATTGTCTTTTACTTTTTACCATATTCTCTCCTAATAGTTTTAATATCAATAGCCTCTATATTATAATTACCATCTTTTACTTGTCTTTTAACTACTAGTCCACTCCACCATATATGCTGAGTATCTCTAGCAAAGTGTTCTGGATGACTTAAATAACATCCTGCAGATAGCCCATGAATCTTTTTACCATTTGGTAAAGTAGATATAGCATAATCTAATAAATGACTATGGCCTACTGTAGCAGAAACTTTGTGTTTTGTCAAGAGAGTTCTACCAATATTTTCACCAGATATAGCTGACCCCATAATACCAGATGGGAAATGATGTGCATAATAAATACCATCAACAACTTTAAATTCTTTATATGGTATTTCTTGCCAACCATATTTCTTAAATTGTAAATCAGATATTTTCATAGTACCATCTAACTCTGGATTTTCTTCTACAAATCTATCTATTCTATCCTCATGATTACCATGTAACATTATCTTTTTAAGTTTATGTTTTCCTAAACCTTTATTAAACAAATGCAATGCTTCATGCGAATGCTCCATATCTTTCTGATATCTTCTACCTTCAAAAGATTTCTTACCTCTATCATATGTAGATAGAGAATCCATACTACAAAAGTCACCCATGCATATAACATGTGTCGCTTTTATATCTGCGGCTAGTCTACCTGCCCACAGAAATCTATCATTGCTTGCTTTGGGTGTGCAATGAGGGTCACCCATAACTAAGTGCGTTGCCATTAGTTTAACTCCTTTTCACGTTTGGTTTTTAACCATTCTATAAAGTCAATAACATTATCTTCTTCGTCAAACTCTGCTACTGCATTCATGCTTAGGTTAGGTCTTTCGGGGTTTTTTTTATCTGCAGCAAATCCTTTTAATCCATAAACAAAAACAGATTGTGGATCTTGGGTTGCCATTTTTATCATGCCTCTAGCTATAGTAGAACATAATTCATATTGCTCAGTAGTCATCTGAGATTTACTATCCATAGTAATACCACATGTAAAGCCTTTCTCCCATGGAGAAATTAAAACTTTTATGCAGTGTTTAAATACATCTTGTTTTTTAGTCATACCAATACCTTTTTACGTTGTCATCATTATACTCTAATACTTTATGTTCGAATCCTCTTTTCATACTTTTCTTACCAAAATACTCTGCCTTCTTCTCATCATCAAAAATATGGTTACTAAATATTCTGTAAACATCTTCTTTTTTCTTTTTAAAAACTACAAAATATAACTGCATATTAACAGAGAGAGTAAGTAGAAAATAGACCCCTCAAACTATTCCCCACTACTCTCTGTGTTTTCCTGTTTTGGATTTGTGACAGCAGTGTACCAAACCCATTTAGGATTCTTACCTTTGGATTGCTGTTGTGGTAAGTGTTGCAATCCATCTCCCCAACATGGCACTTTGTATGCACAAAATGAACATACAGTGCCTAGCGTTCTGTTGCCTGTTGGTTTACCTCTGAAAGTTTCGGCTACATCGTCAAAACATTTCTGGAATTCTGTTTTATTTTTTAATGCAGTATAATTATCTGTTGCTACTTTAATATATTTATTTTTATGATCTTCTTGAAAATCTGGTGCTTCACATACAGTCCACTCACCTGTAGATTTATTGATAGCTATCCAACCACCGAAAGGCTTTCCCATACCTTCTGCGTATAGAAAACCTTGCGATGCATAACCAAAGGAATCATTATTAACTACTTCATTAAAGCCCCCCTTCTCACCAAATTTATGCTCAAAGGAATACGGTGACGCACTCTTAATATCCCAAATCTTGTTATCAATCTCAACATCCAATCTTCCAGACATAGAGTCTTCTTTAAATTTATACTTAACTTCTTTTTGTTCACTATCAATTTTAACTCCTGCAGATTTTAAAACAAATATAGCTAGGGCCTCTATCAAATCTCCAAATGTATTTCTCATTTTATTATTATAAGGTTGTCCATCACCTTTAATACCTTTTGATTCCATTTGTAGTTGACAGAGTGGCCTACCTATATTCGACATTCTAGGTTCAAAACTATCCCTACGCTTTTCTGAGAACTGTCTACGCAAGGCACTTTTACATGCCTCGCCAAACTCTTCAACTAAATCCTCAGAAATAGCGACAGGATTGCTAGATACTTTATCAAGATATATTTTTACTTTATCTAATATTGTATTCATTAAGATGTCAATACTTCCTCTGGAAGTTTATCGTCCATCTCTTCCACAATTTTAGCGTCTTCACCATCTTGATCATTTGGTTTCTTTGACCTAGAATTTTTATAAGCTAAAAGAACTTCATCGTTTTCTTTTTTAACAGCCTGTTGAAATACAGTTAAAGTATCGCTATCTTCTTTTGTAAACTGCAATTCAGTACCAGACTTAGTATCAATTACAGGAACATAAAAAGTATTACCACCTTTTTTCTGTCTTTCAGTATCAATAGATAGCACTTGTTTAAGCATAACCTTACCACTATCTTTTAATCTTTTGATAGCATTACTCACAGGTAAAAATGCTGTACCAGATACTCTGTACAATGTAGGTAGATTTTCTACCTTGTGCTTTTCACCATTAGCTAAGACCCCATCAAAACTAACTAGACCATACACTAATCTATAACATCTGATAGTTCTCTGTATCATTTGCTGATCTGGTGTAAGTGAGTCTCTGTCTTTGTATGGGACTTTACCACAATTAACTCCACCTAACATATCAATTGCTTCATCTTTGTGTGATGAAAAGATGACTGATCTGTTAACATATTCTGCTTTATCAGTATCATAATGCATGTATTGCATACCACTAATAAATGGTCTGAAGTTAACTGGTTTACCATAAGCAACTTTACCTACAGTAGTATCGAACACAGAAAAATAACCAACTGGTATTTGATTACCATCGTCATCTTCTGGGCTTCTATTAATAGATAATCTAGGAATGCCATCACTACTAGATGTACCATCGTCTTGACCTATGGCTTTCATTATTTGCTCATCGGTCATTTGGTTTATATTTATAAGTTCATTATCTGACATTGAACACCTCCTTGTAAAAATTAATGTATATCATATTTTATAGTAAATGTCAAGTACTATTTTTTATTTTTTTTCTTGTATGGTGGGTATACCAAATCGCATACCCAAAAGAAAATAACAACTGCTAAACAGGCAGATAAAAATATATCTAACATAAACGTGTCTCCTCATCTGTTGGTATTACTTTAAATCCATCATACTCAGCATAATGTTTCCAAGATGAATAGTCTTGATGATCTTTATTTAAATACAGAGTATCATAAGTTCCTTCGTAACTATTTACAAAGGCTTGGTACTCATCGTATACAGTAATGTCTGAATCATCGTACTCATCTAAAGTTTCTAATGCTTCAATCATATTAGTCCTCCAAGTTATAGGCTTTTGATTGTTCAAATAAAAAGTATTCGTATCCGTCATGCTCTTTATTTTCGGTCATTAACTCTGCGTATGCATCTGCACTACGCTTGTTATTAAATTGCTTTTCAAATATAAATTTATTTGAGTGGTCAAACTTACCCATGATTACATATTTTGTAGTTTTATCTTCAGTATTATTTAAACTCATATGGTTATTACCTCCTTCATATCTAACCAGTTATATCCTATTTTTGTTTCTGTGTCAAGTGGAACATTGAAATCTATATTATAATATTCTTTCAATGAATCAATAACACTACTTGTGCCCTGCTTGAATATTTTACCCATCACACTTTCTTCACCAGGATAAACATCAGCCACAATAGAATCGTGAACTGTGTTTACGAGTAAACTTTTTACTTTATGTTCTTTCATTAGATTGTGTATATTTATACACGCTAATGGAACAATATCTGCTGTTGCAAAACCTTGCACAGGATAATTTTTTATTTGTGTACCATAACTAGAACCACCCCAAGGCATACGCTGAGCATATGGAAATGAGTATTGTCTACCTGTAGGTATTTGTATACATTTAAATTTAATAGCATGTGTTTGCAATTTATCATGCCATGCTTTTATACCTTTATACTTTTCTAAGAACTTACGATAGTATTTCTTTTCGTCTTCAGTACCTGTTACACCACCATACAAAGGTTTAAATGTATGTGCTTTAGCATCTTGCCTTGATACTCCAATAATATCTGCAGTGTATTGGTGCACATCAATATTATTTTTTATATCTTCCATACCTTGTTTATCTTGTGCCATAAAGACTGCAGTTCTAAATTCAAGTTGAGAAAAATCTATCTCTAATATTTTACCACTAGAGAATCTTGACTTGACAACTTGTCTAATAGGAAATGTTTTACCTCTAGGTTGATTCTGGAAATTAGGATCACGACTTGATAGTCTACCTGTCGCAGTAACTGCCTGCATAAATTTAGGATGTAGCATACCTTTATCATCTGTATGATCTTTTATACCAGAAATAAAAGTAGACAAATAAGTATCTATAGCATTATATCTTACAATAGCATCTAGAAATTCTCTAAGTTCTCCCTCAGATTCTGCTGAAAGTTTAGATAAAGTAACTTTATCTGTTCTAAATCCAGACTCTGATACATCATACACACTTTTAGGAACTTGATTAAATCCTGCAAGTTTAGCCATTTTGTGATATATAAATCCATCGCCATCACAGTCAGAGCATTTAGTATAATTTTTATATGGACTGCCATCTTTTTTTATTCTTTTAATAACACCTTTACCATCACAGGCTAAACACTTACTGGCACTTGTTTTGTATACAGGTGCAGTATTATTTTTAATTAATGATCTAAATTGATTTAGTGAAAACTGTGGTCTACGTTTATTTTTACCTGTTGACTTATCTACACCAACATTAAATATTTTGGCCCAATTACTTTTATCTAAAGGTTTTTTAGAATAGATTAGCCATGATAATTGTTCTGGACTAGATAAATTTATTTCTGTGTCACCCATTTTATTGTAAACAATCTTACCTATCTTCTGCCTTAGATATTCTTTTTCTGCAGTATACTCTGCATTTACTTTTTCTAAAACATTTAGATCAACGTAGATACCATTACGTTCCATGTCAGATAGCACAACTAAAAACTCACCCATCATCTTTGCAGTCTTAATTAAATCTTTATTAGCAGGAAGTTTAAAGTCTTGCATCTGAGACTCAAATAATCTTTTGGTAATTGTTACATCATTTCTACCATACTCCTCAACAAGATCAGCAGGTATGTTGTCAAAAGATATACCACGATCCATGTATTCTTTTATACGATCATCCTTCATACCTATCTTCCTACGTTGGCAACACATTTGCAATGTCAAAGATTTTCTAATGCCTTTATTAAGGATATACTCGCCTAGCATAGTATCATAAACTTTACCAGAGTATTTAAACCCTGCTTCAAGTAGCCACATTAAATCAAATTTAAGGTTATGACCCACTAGTAGTGTAGTCTCATCTAATACTTCCTGTATTCTAGCGGCACCACCTCTACTTACTTTTTCAGAATGAAAAGTGAAATAATATTCACTACCATATTTTGATTCTAATCCCACACTTACCAATTTATTATCTGGATGAAATGGTGATGGATCAAATCCATTGTTTTTATTTTTTTGATATGTTGTTTCTACGTCAACTACTGTAATCATACATCGTACCTACTTATCTCTCTATAAATTCTAGCATCAATAATTCCATGATACCCATTTATTTTATTTTTAGAAATACATAATGATCTATCCATATTCTCTTGACCATTTGTATCTGGTGCTTTACCTACACCAATAATTAAATCAGCCTCAGCTGCTTTACCAGTTCTAGAGTTCTCCATCATATTAAAATCCATATGTCTTTTATTATGTGCATCATTTGATGCTTGTGATATTGCAATGATAGCACACTTTCTACGTTTTGCAATCTCTCTTGCACTAGTATATATTGCTCTGAGTTTTTCATCTGACCTTGCGTATATACCAGAAATATTTACTTTGTCAAGTTGATCAATGACAATAATATCTGGTTTATGTTTTTCACAATGCGAATCTATATCGTCCATTGTCCAATCTACAGTGTCATACAATTCAATATTTTCTTTTATTAAATCCCATTTACCATTTGCAATCTCTATGTTCTCAACAATTTCTTCTCTTGTCATTCCTGTATAACAGGATATGGCTCTCATCTGAGTTCTAACTGCAGGCTCTTCATTTATAAACGCATGAACTTTAGCACCTTGCTCAGCAAATCCATCTGGTGATGATACTAAACTAACCCAAAAAGCAGTCTTACCTGTCTCTGGTCTGGCAAATACAATCATAAGATTACCATCACCAATACCACCAACTTCGTCTCTTAGTGTAGATATACTAAACTTCCATTTAGTAGTATCAACTAACTGATTCATAACTTCTCCGATGTTATTAGATACAGATTGTACTTTCTCATCTGGAGTATTTGTCTTATGTTTTTCAATTATAGAAATAATATCATTAAAGTTTGCAGGCTTACCATTAAATATTTCAGTGGCTTCAACTGCTATCTTCTGTGCAGTTTCTCTCTCTACAAGAACTTTCATAATATCTTTTGCTATTTCATTAGATGGTTCTTGTATATCTTTTAAGTCTTCAATTAATTCATTGAATTTTATTTTTGCTGCCCTAGTTAATGCAGGGTTATACATTGTAGTATGCAATCCATATAACTCGTCTACCTTTATTGACTCCTCGTACTCTGAATGTGCTTTCTTAATTGTATCGAACAATGATCCCAAGTCTCCTTCGAATACACTGCTAGATACTGAGCCTTTGTATTGGTCATAAAAAGATTTATTCAACATCTTTTTTAGTATCTGCTTTTCCATCGTGTCTCCCTTCATTATCTTCTATTGATTGCTTTTTGTACTTTTAATTCATTCTCTAATATAACAGTAATTGTGTCAAGTTTGCTCTGATCTCTTTGGTTCCACTCTGCCTTGTTTATATCTATAATATCATACTTCCAGTTAGTCCAACTTTCAAGTATCTCCTTCATCATTTCTTCAGTCATAAAATATACTCCTTATCTCGTCTGTTTTAAAATATTTTAAATCATCTTCCAATGCTTTTACTTTTACGTTTGTAAAACCTTTTGACCTTAACTCTTTTGCAATAGAGAAAGATTTAGTAGTTGCGTCTCTATCCAATGCAACATAAATATTTTTGTATTGCATTATATGTGCAAGGTGTGTATCTGCTAATGATGTACCCATTAAAGCAATACCAGTCAGCACACCAGATACTGCACACGCAGAAGCACAATCCTCTACAATAACTGCGTCATCACACTCACCACAAATAAATGGAACATGTTTACCACCATACATATACCATTTAGGATAAGTGTCTTTGTGTAATGCTCTACCTACTGCACCTGCATATTCATTTGTATATTTATTTTTAACTACAAATACAACTCTGTCTTGTGCTACATCGTATTTAATATCTGCTCTGTTCATCATAAAAGAATCCCAACAATTATTATTTTGTAAATATCTCATAGCCTTTTCATGGGAGAAAGGCGATTTAAAACTTTCTGGTAGATTAAATACTGATAACTCCGAATCATCTTTTTTATTTGAGAAAGTCTTAGTGACATAATCCATAGTTTTTTGCCCCTCGTGTTTTCCTTTTGCTTTACACGAAGCATGAAAGCAATACCAACCTATATTGTTACCAGTGGTATCAATAAGCATTGTATTACTATGATGACAGAATGGGCAATCTGTTCTTTCTTTGTGATCTTGTTTTAAGTTTAGATTTTTAATAACTTCTAACTGTTGCTTATAATTCAACTTGGACTTCCTCGTATGTTATTAAGTATCTATCTTTACTAACAAACTCATTAGCTTCTATTTTCATTAGATTATTATCTAAATAATAAGCTAAGTTATTTTCTAACTTTTCTTGTGTTGGTTCTTCCTCGAATGGTATTATTGCTACTGCTTCTATTCCTAGTCCTACTAGTCTTACTTTGTATTTTTTCATGATTAATTCCCTTATCATAGTTTACTTCATTTGTCAAGTCGTCTTTTGATTTTTTATAATATTTTGGGTGTCGCCAAACAAATGTCATTTATTAAAATTCTCCACTATACTTTCATCCCATAAGTCAACTGCAAAAGATTTATCTTTTAGTTTAAAAGCAAATTGATTACCCTTGCCATCTAGGTACATAGCATTCTCAGTAACCTCGCCACCTAGTTGTTCAACAAGTATTCTAAATTTAAGTCCTAAGGTAAATGTGTCACTCATTGTTTTCCTCCCATGTTCCACCAGTGTATTCCTCGTACCATTTATCGAATGATTCGTCTCCACCTAGTGGTTTTTTATATTTCTCACATTCTTTCTCATACCATTGTCTTAACTCTTTATAGTTTTGTAAGACATTTGCTTTTGCTTCTTCTTTACTATTCCAACAATAGCTATCCATCATATCTTTTTTTATACTATGGTCATAACAATTACTCATATTAATGCTCCTTATAACTTACTTGTTTAACATTTCTATTCCAACATGCACGACAACTACCACACTCGCCATCTTGTTTATATGCAGGGCACTCTCTACCTACTGCTTTCTTATCTTTGTGTACACCAGATGTCCACTTCCAAAACTTAGGTGGTGGGCTATCAACTTTAATAGCTGATACACGCAAACATAAATTTTTTGGTACATCTTTCTCGTCTAACTTATC